AGGTCGTACTGCTCGGCGAAATCGCGCAGGAAGATCAGGGTGACAAGGAGGCTGTCCTCGAGCGAGACTTGATCAGCCGCAGCCTTGCCGATGGTTCGAGTGGCGATGTCAGTCATCGCGAAGGAGTCGGCAAACGGCTTGGAGAGCAGAAGGCTGACTTGGTCAGTCGTGACCACGGAGTCAAGGATGAACTTGAACAGGCCGCTGGTGTCCAGCTCCGCCGAGACGCCGAGCTCCACGTAGGCGATGCTCGAGGCGGCGAGGGAGTAGCTGACACTGGTCACAGGGTCGACCACAACCACACTCGCCCTCGGCTTTGCCGAAGCGACTGATGTTGCTGTGGTGTTGCCGGTGACCTTGATCGCCATCAGAAGTCTCCGCGCACCTTGAACTTGAGCAGGTCGAACACGGTCTGGACCTGGCCGTCAGCGAAGGTGATTTCGATCTCACCCTCGTACTCGCCGGGTTCGCCTTGCAGCATTGCCGGGGCAGACGCCGGGTAGAACGCAACCTGGCCAGCAGCGCCGTTGGTCACGGAGCCAGGGACGGTTGCCTGGAGGGTCTCAGCCCCAGCGGCGCGGAACTTCAGCACCAGCGTTGCGCCAGTGATGTTGATCGGCTGGCCGGTGGTGTCGTCCGTGATCGTGCAGACCAGGGCAGGGCGGGTGTCGCCTTGAACGAGCTTGATCTTGTCTGCCATCTCAAATCTTCCTTAACTTCACGCTCAGGTTCGAGCGCGTATTGCCGTGCAGGGCTCGGCCACGGGCGACGTTCACACCCTGGTCGAACTTGCCCTTGTGAACCGCAGACAGCTCTGGGTTGGTGTAGGCCTTGCCTGCGCTTGCCATCAGGCGATGCAGAGCGCCGGAGGCGATCACCTCGGCGTAGTCCTCGAAGATGACGTCGTCGATCCCGGTGGACGCACGGGTAGGCTTGAGCGCCACGCGAAGGGTCAGGCCGTTCGGGTAGCGGCGGTCAGGCAGAGGCCACACGCTGATCGAGCGCTCCTCCTTCTGGAGGTAGGCCTGAGGGGTGCTGCCGCTGCCGGTGCTGTACGAGGAGAAGAGGCGGTTGTAGACCGACGCCTCGCGCACCACGTCGGGGGCCATCGCGTCGATCGGGTTGTTCTCGACCCAGGCCTTCTGGACCTTCACCACCAGGTAGCCAGTGGGTGGCTCGAGGTCGTAGTCGCAGACCTTGGGCAGCATCGTGATTGGGTCGTGGTCGCGGGTGAGCACCAGGCTCTTCTCGCAGAACTCGATGCAGGCGCTGCGAATGGCCAGCAGGACGACGGGCTCTGGAGCACCAGCAACCTCGGTCAGCACGTAGGGGAAGAACGCTTCGTAGTTCGTCATGCGACACCCCCGAGCTGCACGGCAGCAGTGTTGGGCATACCGCCTGCGCGGTTGATGATCGCGGAGTAGGCGTTGTCCTTGGTGAGCTTGACGCCCAGCTTGTTGGCGAATGCAGCCAGGTACGAGGCCTGCTGCGCGGGATTGGCGGTGTACTCGGTGTCTTTGCCGTAGGCGCGGTACATGACCCAATCAACGATCGGGTCGAAGTACATGTCGGCCAGCGCCAGGTCATCTGTCAAAGAATCGACAGTGGCGGGTCGTTGAGACAGGAGCACTTCGATCTTCGTGCCAGCCACTACCGGCGGGTAGACGAAGTAGGTGTTGGGTGCGCGATCGTCCACAGTGAAGTGGCGGACCTCGGCTTTGGCGGCGGATGTGTGCCAGCCTGGATCGAACTGGTCGAGGACTTCGCGCTCGATCAGACGGATGGCTCGACCGGGGGTGACGCCGTCTTGAGCGACGTTTCGCACGACGTCCATGAGCTTGAAGCAGTCGGCCGGGGTGGCCTGCTTGGTGCCAGCCGCCAACGTAACCACGCGCTCGGACGGGCTCGAGTCGGGTCTGGCGACAGCAACGGCGCGTTGCGCGTCGTCGGTCCAGAGGATCAGCTCTTCATCCTCCCAGCGCCGAAGGCTGGGATCGGTGTCATTGAGCAGATACCTTGCGCGTGAAATTACGTCGGAGACTTTCATGCTTCACTCGTTGCCGTTCTGGGCTTACGTGGAGCCCGTGTGACCTGTCTGCGAAAAGCTGCCTTAGCAGCCTCCAGCTCCGTGGCTGGCGGCACTTCCGCGCTGGTAGTGGCCTGATTCTCGCTGGTGTTTTCTTGCGCTTGCGCAGGCTCGGGAGTGAGGGCGTAGTCCTCCATGTCGTCGCGAGCAGCGAGGTTTTCGGTCCACACGTAGATGTGACCAGTGGTCTTTTGCTTGAGGAGTTTGTGCATAAAAAAAGGGAGGGGAGTTACCCCCTCCCCCCTTCACGGGTTGACGTGATTACTTCGACACGTAGGCCGAGACCAGAGCTTCAGGCTTGGTGGTCTTGTAGCCGTACACGTTCAGGCCGCGCATGATGTTGCCGAACGTGGTCTGAGCACGCAGGCTCTCGACGTTGGTGATCTGCGAAGCGAACGAGATGGCGTCACGAGTGCCAGCCATGATGTTCCAGGCCGACTTGTCGGCTGCGCCACCAGTGCCACCGGAAGCAGCGTCCGAACCCAGGTCGGTGACCTTGGACAGGTTGTTGCTGATGTACACGGTGAAGCGGTCGATCATGCCGATCTTGCCGTTGCGCAGCGGAGTCACGCTGTCGCCGGTCAGGTAGGCTTGCTTCAGATCAGAGTTCTTGATCATCGCAGCCATCCAGGCGGGGATCACCATCCAGCGGCCGTCTTCGGGCACGTTCTGCTCGTCCAACACCTGACCCATGTCCAGGATCAGGTCCAGGACGTTGGTCTTGCTGACGGAACGAGGAGCGCCAGTGGCACCCAGGTTGATGTCGCCAGAGATGGCACCAGCGGTGGCACCCTTGTTGGCGGCAGCAGCGTCTGCGTACACGTTGCCCAGCACGTCGCCGTCGATGGCGATCTTCATCTGCTGACTTGCGTCGTTGGTGAAGATGTCCATCAGCTTGACGTCAGCCTGCACTTCATCCACGTCGTCCAGAACGACTTGGAAGTACTTGCCCTTGTCGATGTTCAGCTCCAGCGGAGTGCTGGTAGGAACTTGCGACGTCAGGTTCATACCCTTCGTGTAGTTGCTGATGTTGATGGTTGGGATGGTGCGGATGTGGACCTTGTCGCCTTGGCCCTTGATCTCGCCTTCCCAATCGTTGTTGGTGATCTCACCCAACACGGTGGACTTGTAGAACTTGACCTGGAGCTTGCCCGACCAGACTTCAGGGATGAAGCCGGAAGCGCCGCTGTAAGAGTCAACACCGGAACCTGCGCCGTAACGGTCGCCAGAAACTGCAACTGACATATCAATACCTCATAGGGCTGTGTCCGTCATCGCACTCGTTGTTCGCGAATGGCGGACTGGATTTCTGCATCAATGGCAGCAGCCTGCTCCTCGGTGTAAGCGCCGCGACGATCTGCTGCGTAGAACGCTGCGATCTCCGCACGGGTCCAGAGCTTCTTCCCTTTGGGGACTTCTGGGGTCCGCGTAGCCTCAGGGGCTACCTGCGATTCCAACGAGGCCGTGCTTGCTGCCGACCTGTCTTGGTGAACCTTCTTGAACGCTTTGAAGAATCTGGCAACACGATCTGCATCGCGCTTCTCTTCAGCCTGCGACAGGATGTCTTGACGTTGGGCACCAGTGAGGTCATCGACTTCACTCAGCCAGGTGTGGAACTCGGGGTCATCATTGATGGTCTGCCAGTCAGGGACTTGCATCGCCAGCCGATCGTAGAAGGACACTTCCACGCTGGCCGTCGTCGTACCGACCAATGACTCGAGCTTCCTGTTGAGCTCTTTGATCTCGTTGTCCTTGGCCTGCACCTCTTCACGAGCTGCGCGGCGGATCAGATCAACGAGTGGTTCGCCGAACTCACTCACCTCTTCAGCGCTTACCAGCTTCTCCTGGGGAGCAGCCATTCGCGCTTTCAACGCCTCCACCTCTTCGGTCAGGCTATTCAACTTTGAATCACGCTCCTTGATAGCCGCATGCAGGCGTGGAACCTCGGCGTTGTACTTGCCGCTCAGCGTCTTGAACCGCGCTTCCCACTTGTCGTCTCCCTCTTGCGGAGGGGTGTTGGCGGGTGCCTGGTTTGCCGGTGCTGGGGTTTCACTCGGGCTCGGCATAGGGGCCGGGTCCGAAGCAGGCTGATCACCTGGCGGGGGATCGTTCTGCTGCTGCGAGGGCTGGCGAGCCTGTTGCAGTCGTTGAAGAGCTTCTTCTGCCTTTCTTTCCGCCTCAATGACGGCGCGTGGTAGGTTCAATTTCTTCTCCTAGAGCCTTCACACTCCTTCGGGAGCCCTCTTAGGGTTTTCCCTTACGGTTGATCCGGTGTTCTCGGTGCCAGCAAATACCGCTGCTGGACAGGCGGTTTGCCCCGACGGGGCGAATCACTTCATCTTGTAGAGCGTGTCCCTGGCCGACTGCTTCTTCTCGAGAAACTCGTCGAGCACCTGGGATGCTCCTTGATGCCACCGGGTCTGAACTTCATCCCTGGTCACATCGTTCTGTCTGCGGATGTCCGCAAGAGACTCTTCGAGCCACTTACAGACCTCCTCAAAATCATTGTTGCCTTCCAACGAAGCCAACGCTGCTGTGAGCCTAACTGGTGGTTTTAAGAGCATCAGCGCTTAGGCAGCAAAGTTTTTGGATCAACCTCGCCTGGGCGTGTGTCGCGCAGGATGCGGTCTTGGCCACGAGAGCTTGTTGCGGGCGCTGCGGTTCGCACTGTGGTGCGCGGAGCGTAGCGAGCAAGGCGAGCAGTCTCGGCATCGCTCTGGTCGTTGCTCATCGAGCGGCTGCTCAGGCGTCTGGACTCGGCGGCAGACTCATCAGGCGCGGATGCGCGTGTGCTCGAGCCAGACACCGAAGACGTTGCGCGGCGGCGAGCTGGTGCGGCGGGCCGAGCGGTAGGGCGCGAGACTGCTGGCGCTGAAGATGGCGCTGGTGCCATATCCTCGTAGCTGCCCAGGAATGCGCCGTTGCCTGAGTCATCAGAGCTCTTGGTTTCTGGAGCGGACGCCGCAGGGGAGGGTGAGCGATTGGCCGAGCGGATGTCTTCGGCATCGCGATCCATCGCGTCCAGTGCGGCACGGCCAGCGCCGAAGCGGTTGTATGCCTCGCTGCCAGGCTGGTCGATGTTGCCCATGCGCAGGCGCTCGAAGAAGCCGACTTGCTCGTCCTTGGACGCCTCGAGGCCACGGGCCTTGTAGGTCTCTTCGGTGTCGCCGTCAGCCAAGCGCATCGGCTTGGTTGCGCTCTTGCTCTGCGGGGCAGGGGAGCTGTGAAAGAGTGAGCCGCAGTCCTTGCGGTACTCAGTCGTGGTGGGACCGGAGGCTCCGGTCTTCTTCATGTTCTGGCGCTGCCAGTCTGGTGCGTAGCCCATGCTTCACCTCACTTCTTTGGCTTGCCAGTCGCCTTGTCGGCGTACTGCTTGGCGGACATCTTGCCGCTGGCCAGAGCCTTGCCCTTGGCCATCAGGGCGCTCTTGGACTTGGAGTCGCCTTCGGCTTTTTCCTTGGCGGCGTATTGGGCGGGCGTGACCTTGCCGGACTTCACGGCCTTTGCTTCGGCCATTTCTTCCTTCTTGGTCTGCTTGCCTGCGAATGGTTTGATTGCCATGTTGGCTCCTTATTGCATGAGGTTGGCTTCGCCGCCTGCGGGGTTGCCAGCAGCGTCTAGTGTCATTGGTGCTTTGGCCTGCTGTTGCGGGCCACCCATCATTTGGGCCTGCTGCATCATTTGCTCGGCCATCTGCTTTTGCTGACGGAACTCGAGCTGCTCGGTGGTGGGCACCAGCTTGTCGGTGTCCATCTGGAGGCTCTTGGCCACTTCGCGCAGCAGGTAAGAGCGACCCATCGGGCCGATGATCTGGAGGTCGACAGGGTTGGCTGTCGCCTGCAAGAACTCGTTGCGGCGGACCTGGAGCTGCTCCTTGGCAACCAGACCCATCGCGCCACGGGCGATGACCTTGAAGTCGCCTTTGCACGCAGCGTCAGCGTCGTAGATCATGTTGTGGATGTACAGGCGATCGACCAGCGAAGCGACCACGGTGTCGATCGAGCCGATCGCCGCCTTGATCCCCTTGGCCGCGTTGTCCATGAGCATGCTCAAGCCAGACGCCGTGCGACCCACGCCACCGCCACCTGTGTTGCCGTAGACGTAGTTCGGGATGCCCGTGACTTCGTCGGCCTGGCGGCTGAAGTATTGGTAGACGCTCATCAGCGCCTCGGCGTTCATGTTCGGCTGGAAGAACCGGACGGCAGGCTGGCCACCGCCAGTGCGGTCAGCCGTGGTCTGCCAAATCTTCCAAGGGAACATCGAGGTGACTTCCTCGCCGTCAGGCAGGCGGTCAACGTGGACCTCGGCCTGCGGGCCAGAGGCGATGCCCATGTTGTTGGCCAGCGAGCGGGCGGCGGCGTTGCACAGCACCTGGGTGTCGCGCATCTGCTCAGGCAGGGCGGAGCCCCAGAAGCTGCCGGGGATCGGAACCCACTGAGCGATCTCGTAGGGACGACGGCCGAGCGGGTCAGGGTTCAGGATCGCCTTGATGACGAACGGCCCGATCACCCAGATGTTGGCCTCGTACTCCTTGTACGGGTCGAGCTTCTTGCCCTTGTAGCCCCACTGGTTGAGCATGCGGCCGGAGACGGAACCCCAGTACTCGACGGCCTCGATCACGTCCTTGGTGTACAGGCGTGAGTGAGGCTTGCCTTCCAGGCGGTCGCGCTCTTGGTCGCCCATGAGCCACTGACGGAAGCCCGTGTCGCCGAAGCGCTCGAGCACCTGGTCGATGTCGTAGTTGCTGTAGCCGGGGGTGCCCTTCATGGACTCGAGAGCTGCGCGGCTCAGGCGGTGGCGCTCGATGAAGTAGCCGTCGTGGATCGTGCTCGAGCTGGGCGAGGGGAAGGCGTCATGCGGGGAGACGCGCTCGACCTTGCGCACGAAGTCGGTGACGATGATCGGCTTGTAGGCTGGCCCCCACTTCATCACCTTCTTGCGGCGCACCACCGGACCCTTGAGGATGGCGGTGGGGTAGGTGACGAAGTCGTCGATGAACTCGCGGAACGCGGGATCGAAGCCGCCCTGGTTGAGCTGGTCCTCGATCTTGTTCTCCATGCGGAAAGCCTTCTGCTTGGCCTCCTCGCGCAGCTTGTCCATGATCTCGTCTTGGACCTGCTCCATGCGGACGCGGAAAGCTTCGGGGTGAACCTGGCCACCAGCGGCCACGAACTCCTGCATCTCGAGGCGCACCAGGTCCACGATGCCAGCCGAAATCTCGGGAGGCAGCTCGGGCTCGCGGGCGGGGTCCAGGTTGAAGGCTCGACGTCCGCCGCTGATCATCACGTCGATGATCCAGTTCGCCGCCGCACGGGACTTCACGTCCGTGATGCGCATGTAGATGTCAGAGCCGCCGGTCTTGGCGATGTCCATCGCCTTGTCCGGGTCGTAGACGCCGCGCCGCTGACGTTCGCACTGGAGCAAACGCTCAGTGATCTCGGTCTTGGCAAACTTGGCCCGACTCCAGGCGTCATTGACGTGAGCGGCAAGCTCGGTGCCGATCGTGTCGATGAGCTGATTCTTCTCGTCAACGAGGACTTCAACCTCGACGGGTGGCTGCACAGCAGCCATTGCGAGTCCCATTTTCATGTCCACCCCTTACTGGATGCGTTGACCACCTGGCGAGCCCGTACGGGTCTCAGGCCATCACGCACCCGCATGCACAAATATTGGAGAGCGTCGTGAGGATGAGAGAACTGATCCTTCACGGGGCGGTCCCTGTATCGTGCCGAGCCTGAAATCTTCATGCGCTCGTAGCGGTAGCGACCATTGAATCCTTTTCGCAGAGTCGTGCATCGAGGGTCCAGCAAGAAAGCCGGACCGCCGTCGATCATCCGCGTGAGGAAGTACGCCACTGATTCTCGCCGGGGTATCCAGTCGTTGGTGCCCGCAGGCTCAGTGGGAATGCCTACCTCGGCCAGCTCCATGAAGCAGGTCCGGGTGTCTGTCTGTGCGCGGATCGCGCCAGCAGGGTCGCCGTCGCTGAACCGCATGAAGCCGCTGTAGCGGTTGACCAGGATCGGGCGCACCACGTCAGAGGCGAACTCCCGAATACCCATGTCCTCGCTGATGATCTCCTCGAGGATGTGCAGTCGGCCGTTGGGCATTTGCTGGCCGATGATGCACGCCGGGGTGAGACCGAAGTCCCAGCCGAGGATGATGGGCAGGCCACGCACGGGCTCGAGGTTCTTGTCGCTGACGTGGACCCGGTCGTTCCACTCTGCGAAGACGGGCTTGCCGTCAGAGGTGGTGCCGTAGTTGCCCAGCAGGAAGACGTTGATCCAGGTGTCCTGCTTGCCGCCGAGCTGCTGGAGGTAGTAGCCGTGCCCGTTGGGCAGGTTGTCGATGTTCTCGGCTTCGGGGTTGGGCTTGTAGACCTCTTCCTCGTGGTCGTAGTACAGGCCACCTGGTTGGCGGAAGAACTTCCAGCCCTTGGGTGTTTCCTGCTCGGCGAGCTGATACCACCAGTGGTCGTCGTCTGGCGGGTTGGTGTCCATGATGACGCCGCACCAGGTAGGCCCGCCCTTGAGCTTCGAGGGGAAGCGGCCGACACGCTGGGTACACATGTCGAAGACGGCCTTGGGAATTTCTGAGGCTTCGTTGATCCAGGCCCCGGTCAGCTCCAGGGAGCGCAGCTTGCCGGTGTCGAGCTCAGAGTCGAGCGCCAGGAAGATCACCTCGAGCTCCATCGCGGTGCCATCGCCGATGTCGTCGATGCGCATGAAGCTGGTGATGGGTGTGTCCCAGCGGATGGGAGCTACGTTCTGCGGGAACCAGGTCTGCCACGTCTTGATGGTCGTGGACTTCAGTTCGGGGTAGGTGTTCCGGATGATGGCCCATCGGGATCGACGTACACCGTCGTAGTAGGGTGCTTGGGCAAGAGCACGCATGACGATTTCAGAGCAGCAGGCAGACGACTTGCCGCTACCAACAGGCCCCATGAGACCTCGTACGAAGCCCGAGTCGTGATGAAACTCGGAAGCGACAGGTCCAGGCGGATAGTAGTTGACCGCCCCTTCGTCGACATATTCGGCGACCTCGGTCATTCAGCCTTCGGCTTAGGGGCCGTGTTCAAGTTGAACGTGATGCCCTGAGAGCTGGTCTCGATCTTCACGTCCGACAGGTTTGGCAGGCTCTTGTCCATGAGGACTTTGATGGCCTGAACCTGCTGGGTCGAGAGATCGACTTTGCCCATAGCGCAGTCGGTCAAGCGGTTGATCAACGCGCTGACCTGGATTTTTTTTCGCACATCCTCTTGATGCGTCTTGCGGAGTCTTGCTGCCATATCAACCTCGATGGTTATGTTGGTGGCTTTGCGAGGATTGTGGCTGGTGCTTTGAGTGGCGGAGCCTGAAGGAATCGAACCCTCACCTGTCGCCAAGTGGCCGGGGGTTCAAGCCCCGTTTGTGCCCTGCACGCCAGGCTCCGTATCTGGTGCCCTCGGTAGGAATCGAACCCACGACCTTCCCCTTACAAGGGGGCAGCTCTGCCAACTGAGCTACAAGGGCTTGGCATACCGCCAGGGACTCGAACCCCGATTACTGGTTTTGGAGACCAGCGTCCTGCCATTGGACGAGCGGCATACAACTGGCTGTCCGGGTAGGCATCGAACCTACGCACACCGAGTTAACAGCTCGGCGCTCTACCGACTGAGCTACCGGACAAAAATCTTCAGGGGGATGATGGTGGGGGTGGAAGGATTTGAACCTTCTCGACTCTTGGTCAACGGGTTTACAGTCCGCTGCGCCTCACCATCTGCGCCGCACCCCCATGAGCGGGGGTGTCAATACGACGAGGTTGTCGTATTACGCCAAGAGTTTGAATTGGTCTGGGTGACAGGGATCGAACCTGCGACCTCACGCTCCCAAAGCGCGTGCTCTACCATCTGAGCTACACCCAGAAAAGTCGGTCGCGGTTGAGAAACGGTTTGCATGGCACGAATTATATCGAGCTTTGGCGGTTTATCCCTGCGGCATAAATCAGGGTAAACCCTAAATAGGGGTGACCCGTGACGTGGGTCAGGCGGCGTGGTCACCGGGCGAAAGGAAGTCGCGGAGAAACTCCCAGCCCACGCTGCGGTGGTTATCTCCCCACCAGCCGCTGGGGTCATGACACCCTCTGCAAGGCGCACGAATGCAGTGTGACTGGTGGTCTTTGCCAGGGTCAAACAAAACCTGGCACGGTCTTTGCTGTATTAAGGTATATAAGGATAAAGGTATTCCTATGGGATACCGGTATCCTTAGACAATGTACTCAATAATGCGTAAGCATTATTCTCTTCTAACCTATGGTTATCCACGTAGTGGGAGAAAACCAGAATACCGTAAGGTAACCATAGGCTGGATACCGGTATCTACGGCGTCAAACCGGAATTTGACCGCGCTTGACGTGTTCGGCTGCGCCAGCAAAGGCCAGCAGGAGCTGCTTGGCCAGCTTCATCAGGTCGTCTTGACCCCCGAACTGACGCAGATCGAGCTCTGACTCGAAGGCATGAGGCTCACCGTAGACCAAAACGGTCCCGTGGAGCTTCACATGCCACGGCGCATAGACGAATTGGCTCGTCTCATCCACGCAAACTTCCCTCAACGGCTCGAACTGACGCAGGAAACCCTGCATTTCAACGGCTGTCAGCATGTCTTTCTCCGGTTGTTGTGAAAAACACATTCTGACCGGGGTTCCTTTAGGCCCCCTACAAGCCTTTTTCTGGGTCCGGTAGGGGGGTAGCACCAACCAACCCGTTTTGACGCAGCCACGGGGCTAAATAAGCGTCCTGGCATGGGTGTGAACTGAACTCACACCCTGGGGTGAGACTCGTACGAGTGATCCTATACGTGCTGGAGTCCTCATACCCCCTGCCTCACCACACGGTGTCCACTAGGCCACCCCCTCCAGCTCACCACCATCCCTTCCTGATCCACAGTCCGTAGTAAACCCAGCCTTTTCAATGGGTTATCTACCGTCTGTGTACCTTTTGAGTCCGTTGTCTACCTTTCTTTGAGAGAAAGGTAGCCAACTTCTCTTGTTTGTTGGGAATTGATTGATGACAAAAACGTACGGAATACAGCTCTTGTGCGTGTTTATCTATGACATTTCAATTCTCAAACCCCCAACCCATTGATTTAAAACAACAATCACCATGAAACCACCCATTGCCAAACCCTATTCTGAGTACCTTTCCTACTGCCACAGACGTGGGCTTCGACCAGCGCCTCTGGTTACGTACACACAGATGCTTAAAGCAAACATAAACCCCTTCACAACTACATGGAGCTAATCATGCTGCTCGTCATTGCTGCCTTCGCCTTAGTTGGCATCGTTCCCGGCTTTTACTTCGCCTTCCCGTTTCTGGTTATCAACCTTGGGTTGCCGTTCATCGTCGGCTTTGCGCCGTGCTTTGTTCTGGTCGGCATCTTCTGCTGGTGCGTCCACCGCTACGAGCTCAACGCCTACCGTTGACTGTGGTTTGCGTGAGCCTGTGGGCTTACGAGCCGAATTCTGTCTGGCTCTCCTGCGGAGAGAGCCAGCCAGCTTTCTCTTGTGTTTTTTGTTCTCAACCCTTTGTAAAGGAACCTCATCATGTTTTTCACCACCAAATCTCTGAACGCCAACGCTCCCACTGCTAAGCAGCTCGTGTGGTTCGCCAAGCGTCAACTGCAATGCCCTGCTACCCGCGAAGAAGCCAGCCAGATGATCGCTGCTGAGATCGCCAAGCAGGAAACCGCTCCTGCTCCTGACAATGTTCTAGGCGCTGCCTACATGATGGGCGTTGGTCTGGGCTGGTGCGGCAAGGAATTGCCTGGCGCTGGTATTCGCGAGGCGATGACCCAGGTCAAGATTCTGGAGTGCGTGCAAGCAATCCAGCGAGCCATGCTGGACGACAGCAAGACTCAAGACGACGTGGACAGCGCCGTCAAACTGCTGATGGCAACCTGCATGGAACGCTTGGCCAAGCCGATGGCTGTCGAGCGCCGTGTGGTGGGCATGCAACCGACTGCTCACGCAGAACCGGCTCCGTACTGAGACAAGGGGGTGGCTACGGTCACCCCTTTTTCTTTCTCAAGAGCTACTCCCAATTCAGTATTTACATGAGAGGACACCGATGAATGACTGAACATGACTTCCAGTACTTTCACGACCAGTACTACCTGGCGATCGTCAACGACGGCGCTTGGCACAACAACCTTCGGTGTGTGCTCGAGGATCGCAACTTCAAGCCGTTCGTCTTGAGGGTGGATGACTTTGTAGACATCCTGCGCAAGAGACACAAGCTCTACGAACCTGACACCGACGACAAGGTCTACATCAGGCTGATGGTGCTCGAGTACATGCTGAGCTCAGAGATGGTCAAAGCCAGGTTTGGAAACGACGACATCTTCTGCAAGCACATCAGCTATGCCCACAGTCACGGCTTTGGCTGGCTTGCCAGCCAAGTGATGGGCAACCATCCCGCAACCCCCGAGGCCATCAACGGCCAACCAGAAACCAAACCTATCCAGGAGAACCTTATGCCTTCCATCGAAATCAAGAACATCACCTACATCAACGACGCTGACGTGACCAAGCTCAGCGATGGGCAACTCATCGACAGCATCAAGCAGCTCGAGGTTGAGTACAGCGCACTGAGTTCTGTCCGCGCCACCTCGACCAAGATCGAAGCCAAGAAGGCCGAGATCATGGAGACGCGGGACAAGATCGTCGCCATCTTGGACGCACGATGATGAACGAGCAGCTCCAAGGCAAGCTCGTCGAGATCATCGACGGGATGACGGCTGGCGTGACTGCCGCCAAGGACTTCACTCTGGATCAACTGCCTGACGTGGTGACCACGTACATGCAGTTCTCCCTGGTGTACGAGACTGCTTCACTCTTGTTCTTTGTGCTGCTGCTTGCTGCGTCGCTCTACGTGGCGCTCACGTACGGCTTCTTCAGCAAGAAGAGAGATCGCTACGGGTCAACTGCTGACTCTGCAATCACCGCCATGATCTTTGGCGGTATTGCCAGCGTGTTGATGCTGTTTATCACGATGATCCAGTTCAAGCACACGCTGCTGATCTGGTTCGCGCCAAAGGTCTACCTCATCAAGGCGATCGCCGAGCTGATCCGGTGACAGCATTCAACCCACCAACAAGGGAGCTTCGGCTCCCTTTTTCTTTTCCAGAACCACTCCCGATTCAATCTTTACGTGAGGACCAGATGAAGCACGAACCAATAACAGAACGCCAAATCAACGGCGGCGTTCAGAAAATCTACCGATTCCCAAACAACCAGGGGGCAAGCGTCATTCGCCACTCCTTCAGCTATGGCTCTGAAGGTGGGTTGTGGGAGTTGGCCGTCACCCTGGGCGCTGGAGATGGCCCGTGGGATTGGTCGCTCGACTACGAGACGCCAATCACAGACGACGTGCTCGGCCGCCTGACATGGGAGCAGGTCGAATCCCTCCTGGACCAGATCGCAGCCCTGCCTTACCGCAACCTCAAGAAAGAAGCATGACCACCGACACCATCACCCTTCAGTCCGAGCTCGAGCAGTTCATCGGCACTGAGGGATACCACTTCAACCCGCTGTACCGGTGGCTGAACTACACGGACGGCGTCAAGTACTTCGCCACCAATGCAGGTGGCGGCGCTTACTGGCTGCTTGACATCATCGGCACTGAGTTCCGCAGCCTGGCCCGGTTCAACCCATTCCTGGACATCAAGCTGCGCGTCTACGAGAACGAGTCGTGCGACCTGGTCGTGACTGACGGCAATGACGAAGAGCTGTACACGCGGCGCATCTCATTCACTGACTGCCCGCAGGGAACTTGGCGCTTCTTCCTTCAGAGCAACGTCCTGATGCTCACTTCGGAGTACTGACGTGGGCAGGATGAAGAAACTCTACGAGCTGTCCGAGCTCATCGACCGGCGCACTTGTACCTACGGTGACCTCGACCAGGCGGCAGAGGTCATGCGCATGGCGCACGCCGCGGTCAACCAGGTGCTGGACCTGGTGCGCAAGTCTGAGTTCTTGCTGAACGACTGGCTTGCGACAAGCACCGAGCATGTGTTCGAGGAGCAGCCCGACATCGACGCTGCTCGCAACTACCTGCTCGAGGCAATCGAACTACTAGAGGGACCAACCAATGGCAATACCGAAGGGCGAAGCGCCGAAGCCGCTCACGCAGGCTGAGAAAGCAGCCAAGTCCATCGAGCGCATGAAGACGGAAGCGATCCATGCGCAGGCGATGCAACTCGAGTACATGAGGCTCAGGCTCATCGACCTCGAGGACCAGGTCAAGCAACTGACCAAGGACAAGCGAAGCCTTGAGCTCAAGCTCATGTCTTCACAACGAATCATCAACGCACAAGGAGAGCGCCGTGGGTCTTGATATGTACGCGTACACATGCGACCAGGAGCAAGTCGGAGACAAGCAAGTCGACATCGACCTCGATAAGGTCAGGGGGCTGGACAGGGACTTCGCCTACTGGCGCAAGTTCAACAACCTGCATCAGTGGATGGCTGACCTGTACTTCAAGAAGGGAGGGCAGAGCAGCAGCTTCAACTGCAACACGGTCAGGCTCATGCGTGAAGACCTCGATCGCCTGGCTGCTGAGGCCGCAACACTCAAGCCTGCATCCGGGTTCTTCTGGGGTGACGAGGATGACATGACACCCGAAGCAACGAAGGATGTGCTCGAGTTCGTTGAAAGGTCACGGCTTGCAATCGCCAACGGCAAGGCGGTGATCTACGACAGTTGGTGGTAATCACCAGCGATAAACAACAACGCCCCTTCGGGGGCGTTTGCTATTCAAGGGCAACTCCCACTTCAATATTTACATCGAAGGAAAACTATGAACACCAAGGCATTGAAGATCGTGCGTCACCTGTTCTGCTCAGAGCACATTCCACGCGAGCACAACCGTTCGTATCAGCGCCAGTGGGTGCGGCAAGTGCGACTGCTTGGCGACAAGTGGCTGCTGGCCAAGAGCGTGAGCAAGAGAGGTGACCATGCTTCCGTATGACTACGCCAGGTGCAATGCCTTGCTGCCTGACCACAACTGCAAGGGCTGCAAGCGCTGGGCTGCTCATGAGGACCAGACATGGGGTGAGCGCACCCCTCAGCACGACTGCGTCAATTCAATGGACGAGCACTGCCTCTACATCCCGATTAAGAAGGAGGACAAATGACTGAGCGCGGGTTCGTCATCCGGCTGGCTATTGGCGCAGCACTGTGGGGCTTTCTTGCCTACCTCATGCTGAACCATGCACCCCGGACACACAACCCGACCGACTGCAAACAGTTGGCGCAACCCGATCAGGACAAATGCAAAGCAAGGAGGAAGGTATGACCAGTATGACGGTCAAAGACGCGCGCGATTTGTCGTTCCTCACACGGGATCAAGCGGTGGAAATCATCATTCGCCTCATGGAGGAGCGCGATGCTTGTGTTGAGGCGCTGGAAGGCGTCATGTATTGGGACAACGGAAAGCCCGAGTGGGAAACCGCCCGCGCCGCCATCGCCAAGGCAACAGGAGGACAACCATGACACACCCAAAAGACGAAGCACTCGACTTGGCGCTGGCGGCGTTGGAATTCTTCAAAGGTCTAGCACTCAGCATAGAGGAGATAGAACGCGCCGAAGAAGCCATCACCGCCATCAAGCAAGCCCTTGCAGCACCTGTGCAGGATGCCGAAGGGGAAAACAAAGCGGTGCGCTGCTTTCTCATGCTTTACGGTCAGTCAGGTTTGACGGTTGGGCAAATGAAAAAGCACATGGCAATGAGTGGTTTCAAGCTGTGGCCTGCATGGGTCGAAACTGAGCATGACGGGGCGCACCTGACCAAGGCCGGGGCACAGCTCTGGATTCGCCACCTGTTTGCACTGGAAGCCGCCCCACCCGCAGCACCTGTGCAGGAGCCGCACAGTTGGTACAGCGCAGAGCACGACGAGTGGATGACCGACAAAACGCGCAAAGAACACGAGCGCCTGAACTCATACACACACAAGGTCGGCGGGTTTGATCTACCCCTCTACACCACTCCACCCGCAGCACAGCCAGCACCTGCGCAGGGATGGAAGCTGGTGCCAGTTGTGCCGACTGTTGAGATGGTAGCGGCGTATGACCAAGCGAAATACAGCGACGACATACGCATTGAAGCCAATAACGTGTGGGCTTCAATGGTGAACGCTGCCTCGCCCGCACAGCAAGAGCCAGCGCAGGACTGGAAAGCGCTCGCCGAAGAACAAGCGGAAACCATCGCAAAGATGACCAGCGAGAAGTACCCGTTTGCACATATCCGCATTGACGCAAGCGAGGCCGAAAAGGAAGGCGCTTTGCGTGACAAGCTGATTGAGCTTGGGTGGACACCACCCGCAGCACAGCCAGCACCTGTGCAGGAGCCGGTGCTGTTTGTGTCGGCAGGTCAGCTCGAAAAGCACACAGACCCCGAAGGTCACAAGGATGGCCGTTACATCCCGGCACGCAAAACTGCGGCGGGCAACTTCACGAAACCCCTCTACACCACCCCACCCAACGTGGCTACGCCACCCGCAGCACAGCGGCAATGGGTTGGGCTGACGGATGAGGAGTTATACGAAATCGGCGGGTTCAAAAGTACCCATGGGTATGTGCCTACACCGTTTAAGCGAATGATGAAAAACTTTGAAGCCAAACTCAAGGAAAAGAACACATGAAAACTGGCTGGCCCCCGGGCTTGTTGCAAGACGACTGCCGTAAGCTGTTTCGCTGGTTTGCAGATCGCATTGACGCACGATGGGTGCTACGACAAACACTGAAAGGAAAACGCATGAACATCACCATCTACACCAAAGCCAACTGCCCCAACTGCACCATCGCCAAAGCAATCCTGATCTCTAAGGGGCTGGAGTACAAGGAACTGGACGCGCAAGGGAACATTCTTGACACACTCCTTCACAAGTACCCCGATGCCCGACAGATGCCACAAATCTTCATCGACGGTCAGCGTGTCGGTGGCTTGGCTGGCTTACAGGCAGCGTTGAAGCAGCTCGGCATCTAATGGCTAAGCGCGGAGTCAATCGCGCCAAAGTGTTGGCCGCACTACCAGGCAGTAACGCCGATGTGAGGCAGCGCACAGGGTTGAGCCTGGCCACCACACACAGGTGGCTCAAAGACCTACTCGATGCTGGCGACATTCATGTGCATCACATGGAGGTCCACCCTCACGGCGGGCCGCTGATTCATGTGTATCACCCTGGCCCAGCGCCAGCGAGGTACACGATCAAGATGCCGAAGCTGACCACCGATGCCGACCGAGTCAAGAGGTATCGACGCGGGCTCAAGAAGAATGGTGGATGGGAAGACTTGCTTGCCAAGAGCAGGGCTTACTACTGGACCAAGAAGAAACCACAGCGCGACCCACTGACGGCGGCGCTGTTCGGAGCATCAACATGAAAATCAAAACCAATGAACTTACAGAAGTCGCGCTCGATTGGGCGGTAGACATTGCGCAAGGGGCAACATATGACCCCGAAGGATGGCTGCACCGGTATACATACTTTGAGGGGGAGCGCTACTCAAGCGACTGGTCACACGGCGGGCCGATCATTGAGCGGGAGATGATCGACGTCTGCACCAACACCTACGGCGGATGGATTGGCACGTTAGTTACCGACTACGAAAATATGGATGTTGTTCGTGGCGAAGGCGACACTTGTTTAATCGCCGCCATGCGGTGCTACGTGGCCAGCAAGCTGGGTGATGAAGTCGATGTGCCTGAGGTGCTGGCATGAGGAAGAAGTCAAAGTACAAACCCAAGGGCGTGAGACTGGACACGATGGCATGGATCAAGAGCGGCATGCTTAAGGCTGCTCAGGTGGGCGGCGGCAGCATCATCCTCGACACGCGCATCAAGAACCACAACGCCATCGACAAGCTGCGTCTTGGCCAAGCAGACAAGGACGACGTGGACATCTTGATCCAGGCGTTCAACGTCACCGAGGCGCTAGCCATCAGGAACATCGGCGAAGACTTTCGCGCCGAGATCAAGGCTGGTCAAGACGCGCTCTACAACCTCGGCGTCAGGTCAGTATCACTTGGCAGGTTCGTGGCCACCGGCCCCGAGCTCAACGCCATCAACCTGACGATGGAAATCCACGACGCGCAGCTCGACATCTGCACAGTTGCAGAGATGGAAGGTGCGCTCGACGACGTGTGGGATCAGATCAAGAAGAACAAGGCCAGGAGAATTCCAGCGCCAGCTTGATTCAGGGAGTGTCTTCCCCTCTTTGGGGAGGGGAATCCTCTCTTGCTGTTTGTATGTAACCCCTGTTTGAACGTGACCTTGGCCCGCCTTATGGCGGGCTTTTTCATTTCTATTCGGAGATCAAATGAAACCGAACAACTACCTCATCAGGAAGATGAGCGCAACACATGCCGAGCAAGCGGCTTTTGCGCAGAGCATCGCAAATCGTGCAAGAGAAGGGGGCGACGTCAGCACCTTGCTGGAAATCATTGACATCTTCCCGACCTACTTTCGCAACAACGTCTGCTCATTCATGAAGGACGACGGAGACGGCTACCACATGCTTCGTCTTCGCATCGACCTGCGCAGCATGTACCTGGCCGAGATGTCGAGCTACGGGCTGCGTGACTGGCTCAGCTCATACAGCGATGCCGACGACTACGACGACATCATCGACTACCTCGAGCGCAAGAAGGGCTTGGTCCGTTGCGATGACTGCGGCGAGTGGGAACTCAGCGATCACGCACGCGACTACTACGGCAACGAGGACGCAACAATCTGCCGCAGCTGCATCGACAACGAATACCAGTATTCGGACCGTTACGACGCGTACATCTACGGCGAAGACGCAAGGAGTGCAATCGACCAAGACGGCCGAAGCTGCACGATCCACTACGAAGACGATGACTTTACCTACGACGATGACGAGGACACCTATGTCCATGAGGACTACGATCCCGCATCCAGAATCATCGGCAACTACCACAGCAGCAAGCACTCGCAACGCGAGCAGCCAAGCGAGTGGACCAAGCTGAAGAAGCGCTATCTGGGTGTTGAGCTCGAGGTCGAGGTAGTGGCCGATCGTTCAGACCGAGCCACCAAAGCCAAGGAAATCTTCGATCACGTCAACGACGGTGAGTTCGGCAAGCGCGTGTTCTTCGAGAACGATGGCTCGATCAGCCACGGCTTCGAGATCATCAGCCAACCGATGGGTCTCGACAAGCATCGTGAGCTGTGGGCCTGGCTCAATGACCGCAACCTGGTCAGGCATCTTCGCTCGCACAACACGACAACCTGCGGCCTGCACGTCCACGTCAGCAAGCAGAACTTGTCGAAGCTTCAGATCGCCAAGATCGTCACGTTCGTCAACGACCCTGACAACGAGCAGTTGATTCGCGCAGTCGCACGTCGGTACGCCGAGGGATATTGCAGGATCAAGCACAAGAAGATCGGCGCTGCTGCGCATTCTGAAGATCGCTACGAAGCGGTGAACATCACCTCTCGCAAGACGATTGAGTTCCGCATCTTCAAGGGCAGCTTGAAGTACGAGTCAGTTATGGCAGCGATCGAGTTCTCGAACGCGGTCGTGGACTTCTGCGGCCGAGCCAAAACCTCAATCGTTGACCTCAAGGCAGACAAGTTCCTCGAGTTCATCAACAGCGACGAGTCGAACGAGACCGAGTTCCTGCGCCCCTACCTGGCACAGCGTCTCGAAGCAGCTTAATCAATCATCAATTACCAAGGATCAACAACATGTGTCTTCTCGTTCAGCAAACCACGAGCTCCAACTTCACCGACGAGTTCCTCGCCGACGTCTTCAACAAGAACCAGGACGGCCTGGGCGTGATGTACGCCGAGGATGACAAGCTGCACATCTTCAAGTGCCTGCCCGCCAACGCTCAGGAGTTCATCGGCTTCTACCGCGCACACGCCGAGGGCAAGAACTGCGTGTGGCATGCACGCATGCAGACGCACGGCGACATCGACTTCGACAACTGTCATCCCTACATGGTGACCAACGACGTCTGGCTCGCACACAACGGCATCCTGTCCACAGGCAACGCCGCCGACAAGACCAAGTCGGACACCTGGCACTTCATCAAGAACTTCATCCGCCCTGCGTTGATCGGCAACCCCGAGCTGCTGACTGATCCCGAG